ATCCATGCCTTCAACTGCTAGGATTCTGTCATCAGCGGATAGTTTGTTCCAAACAGCCATAGTTTGTTTCTTGTCCACCTTCTTGTCGTAAGCAATCCAAAACTGCTCGAAAGTATATTTATATGTTATTTCTTTCTTTGTATTATCTATATATGTAGTGGCGGGTTTTCGGATATCGGGTTTTCCGCAATCCGTTAATCCGCTTTCCGGTAATCCGATTTCCGTTGGTTCGTAATAAACCACATAATTAAATCCGCGAGATAGGCCATCGGTTCCAATCATTCTAACTGAGTGTATATATCCCAGCACTTCTAGTTCATCCCAAGCGCTTGATATAGAGTCTTTACCATCTAAGAAGTAGTCTGTCAACTTACTTTTATATATCACCCAATCGGGAGGTAGAGATAGCAGAAAAGACAAAAGACCTTTAGCCTTTAGGCTTATTAATTTGTCCCTAAGAAATCCAGAGGGAACCATCGCATATGGGACGTTCCTAGTTTTAACAATTTGTCCTGTGTTCATAAGATAAAAAAAAGCCCGCAAGAGCAACTTCGCGGGCCTAATTTGGTAAAAGTTCTACTTTACCGAGGCATCCGAAGCCTAGTTTGTTGTTGCTCTATAACAAACTACGCTTGGAATATTTGGCAAACATAAAACAACCACGCGAGGTTGTCAAGGATTTTCTTCGTTATTTTTTATATGCCACGTCTCACACTCCCAGCACATATAAACTTGCTGGTCGTAATCACAGTGTTCCTCGGCCTCCTTTCGAGTTTTGTAACATCTTTTACCACAGCCATATATGGAGTTCTTAATCATAAATGTAAGGCACGATATAACGAGTATTATTGAAACGATAAACATAGCGCAAATTTACGTTGTTCAATCTTATTTCCAAGCAAGAACTTGACACTATGTTGTTTTTCTGTATATTTGCACCATGAGTAATTTATTTCCTCCCGATGGACGGGTTTTTATTGAAATAGAAAACCAAACCGATAAACAGATTGATGCCGTGATAACTAAGGTTGGCGGATCGTGCGATTTTAAAGTTGGTCAACGCGTATGTATTGTTGGTAAGGTAGACAAGGTTGAACTGCAAGATGTAACAGATTATTTTGTACACGAGCGATATATCCAATTGGTGTATGAATAATCTACAAAACTGGAACAGGGCTATTCTTCTGCTCAATACTATGATTGATGAGAAGATTGAGATATACGCAGTCATGAGGATATTTACTCCTATGGCCACCAAGTCGCGCCGGAAACTTTTGTATTGCGACCCGGCAATTACATCTGATGATTTAGATCAAGTGGAGAAAGCGATAAGAAGGTACAGGGAAACTCTTGATGAGATTTCAAAAACAAAGGTGGAGACACGTATTAAGCGTTCTTCATTTTTCAAAACACTGCAAGAGCATTATGATCAGAACAAAAACAAAAAATAATTACCTCAAAATCATAGAGGTATACGAATACTACATCCGCCGGGAAAAAGTGGACCCAGTAAAGGTTGAGGGATTGATGTCTGATTGGGATGCTGTTATGGTTTTTGGTAGTTACTCTTCACTAAGGAGATGCGTGAATAAGCTCAAAAAGAAGATCCCAATCGGCAAAAAGAACTTTGACAAGCAGAAACAAGTGCTTGAAATTTATGAACAAAAATTAGCAAACAAATGAATCTTAGTGGAATAGATCTAGATAAATTAAGACTCATTAATGGTGAGTGCATTATTGAACTTCGATCATTGACAGAGGACGAAATTGACTTTAATGGAGGCAAATTGAAAATTGTAAACAAGGTCAAGAACTATATTTCAGAGGTTAACGAGAATGATTTTTATTCAGTAGTTGAAGGATTGAAAAAATCAAAATACAAAGACAAACAATTGTTGGCTGAATACACTAAGATGGCTGAAGAAGAGCATCGTCAAGCTGACCCCGACAAGGAGAACCTGCAAGACAAACAAGCCGTAAGAAGGGGGAGGATTGTAAGAATATCTGAAAAAGACCTTGGTTTTCAAGGTTGGGACTATGACTGCGAGTTTGATGGCAGAGAGGGGGACGAAGTTTGGTTTGACGCCACCTTTACAAGAGAACTGATTACAGAAGGAGAAGGTGGTTGTATAGTTGACGGTAAGATTTATTTGTCTATCTCTAAGAGATCAATTTACGCTGCAAAGCGGGGAGATGATATTGTTAGCCTTAACGGGTACATCATTGGCAAGCTGTTGGGTAATGAGAGAATGCATGGGTCACTCCATATTCCGGACAATGACATTCAAAGAATAGAAGTTATTGTTCCTAATGCAAGGATTCCAAAATACGCTTATCCAAACGTGTGGTCAAATACTGAGGTTAAAAAGGGAGATGTTGTTTGCGTTAGGGATATATACGCTACAAAGCTGGATCCAACCCTAGCAAACACAACTGAATATGTCCGCTTTCAACCACGTGTGATAATGGCATACGAAAGATGATAAAGTTAGACTTTAGTAAAATATCTTACAATATTGAAGGCATCCCGGATGACGAGGCGGTGATATATCGTTTTTCGGACCTGGCTAGTCAAGCCCACATTCTCGATAGGTCTGACGACCTTCCTGAAGGGGTTAGCGCCGACAAGGTTGTTCGATATCTCATATATATGTTCGCTCCAGGTACACCCGTTAAAGACGCGTATCCGGACATCAACCAGCGCAAACGATATACTTTGAACAAGCTGAACATCATGGTTGATGACACGGATCCAGACAATGGGTACGCCCAGCTCTGCATGATGAATGTGGACTGGGCGGTGGAGCGTTACATTACGTTCACGCGCCTACAATGCTCGGAGGATTACTAAATCATGAGTACAGCTGATATTCGAATAGCAGCTTTGCAGAGAGCGCTGTTGACACAACCTGTCGACAGATCTAATGACGACAAAAACTTCCAGGCTGGTCTTGAAAGCTGGAGACAGACTCTGGTAGATGCTCGCAGTCGAATAATGAATGACGAGGTTAGTATTACGTTACAGAAAGCAATTACCTTTTCTGTACGTGCTGAGAATCTTGGAATCCAACCTGAACACTACTCGCGAGTTTGGCGTGAGAAGAAAGAAATATTTCCAGAGGTTATACCATGAAGCACGATTACTTAGAGGAAGATGAATTTGTCTCGTTTCACGAAGACGATGATGAATTGGATACAATTCGCATTCCTCTTCCTCGTCTTGAAAAATGGTATTCGCATCATTTAAAGCGTGAGGTTAGTCGTGAGGAAGCATTAACTTATGTTGATGGGTATGGGCTTGCTCCAAAGGACCAAAAGTTTGCTTATCAGGAAACTCCGGAAAAAATAAAGTTGATTTACGAGGTGGTTTTTAATAAGAAACACGCAACCAACAAGTCAAAGTACAAAGAGGTAGGTGACGTTCGCCTTGAAGATATTTATGAAGAGATTGAATCCAATCAGAAGTACTACGCAATGGAGATTGAATGGATCAAGCTCCAGATCAAGCGTAGGTATGTAGGTTACTGGTGCTTTATTAAGGGGAAGCCGACATATATCAACGGAGCGAATTACTTCTTCTTAAACTTTTGGACTGTAAAGAACTTTGGCAAGAATAATAACCGTCCAGATTATCGGGATTATCAACGTAAGATGTTTCACTTGTTCATGTATGCTTACACAACAGAAGATGCGTTTTACAAGCATAAGGTTTTGTATAGGGAAGATGGCGTGGTAAAAACAAAATACTCTAACCAGGACGTGAAGAATGTGGTAGAGGATATGAATGAGATGGGGGTTGAGTATTTCATGGAACCGAACGTGAACGTAACTGTTGGTAAAGGGAAGCGAACAGTGCATGGGATTAATTTTGTTTCTGGAAGACGTATTGCAAAGACCGCAATCGCTTGTTGCTTCTGTACGTGGGGGACACTCAATATGCCTGACCAGACCTTTATCATCCAGGCGATGAATGAAGACCAGGCGGTTAATAAGATATTTATAAAACAAATTCAAACACCCGTAAGCAAACTTCCTTTCTTCTTTCGACCTCATTATCGGGGTAGGATAGAGGCAAAGGAAGGTTTGCGTTTTCAATATGAAGGAGCAATCGCATCAGCAGCAAGAGCGGGAATCATTCCCGAACAAATGGAATGCTTCATCACGCCGTTGCCTTCGACGGAGAAAGCGGCGGATGGTGAAGCGGAAATCGCTTTTGTCTACCGTGACGAGCCAGCGAAGAAAACGGATGCGAAGGCGGCGGATCAAAACATTCCGACGTGGTGGTATAACACGATGAAGCCAGCGATCGAGCGAGGCGAAAATATTCGAGGATTCTGCATCATGCCTTCTACTGTGGGCGACATGGACACCGGTGGTGGAGCGCAGTTCTTTGACATTGCTAACGACTCGCATTTCTCTGATCGTAACGAGAATGGAACTACACCATCTGGACTTATCAACTTCTTCCTGCCTGGTTATTACGCGGTAGAGGGATACATTGACGAGTATGGAGCAAGTGTTATTGACGACCCCAAGGAACCCGTTATGTCTAATGAGGGTAAGTGGATTACCAAGGGAGCTAAGTCTTACTTGTTAAATCAAGCAGATTATTTCGAGCGCAAGCGCGAATGGCAGAAGCTAATTAAGTTGCAGCAAAACTTCCCGATGACATGGAAACAAGCATTTGCTGTAATACCAAAGGATATGGGTATGCCCATCGAAAAGATGCGTGATCGTATATCTGAACTAAAATTTTCGCGAACTCCAATTACAACAAAGATTAATTTTAAGTGGGCTGGAGATAGATTTGGTGGAGACGTGTACGTAGAGAACGACCCGAAGGGAAGCTGGACTATGAGTTACCTACCCCCGCATGAAATGCGTAACAGAAAAACCATTGTAACAGCAGAAGAGGGTTATATTCCTCCTAAAGAGAGAGGCCCAATATACGCTCCCGATCCATCAGTGATGAATAAATTTTTTCTTTGTTGTGACCCGGTAAAGTTCCATAAAAGAAATACTGTAGGTAAGAAAAAGTCAAACGCCGCCGCTGCTGTATTTTACAAGCGAGATAGCCAGGTGGATCCAGATAGCAAATCAAGAAGCGAATGGGTTAGCAATGATTGGATTTTGATTTACAACAGACAAACAGAAGATAAAGCCGAATACCACGAAGAATGGTTGAAGGCCGCTGTATTCCTTGGTGCATACGTCTACCCTGAGTGGCCCGATGGAGAAGCTCTTGTAGAATACTTCAGGGACAACGGATTTGATGGCTACCTTTTGAAAGATTTGGGGTCTGATGGTAAACAGGATTCAAGACCGGGAGTTTGGGCAGGTGAAGCTGAGAAGAACGAAATGGCTGGAGACATAATGACGTTCTTCAACAACAATGTTAAGTACGTGAAAATGTGGGAGATAATCGAGGAATGGAGTCAGATGAGGGGTCTTGATGATTTGACAAACCATGACTTGTGTGCGGCAACTGGATGGTGCATGAGGGCTATAAAGAGCAGAATGCCAGATCTTTACAAGGAGGTTTATCAACCAATAGAGATTAAGGGTGGGTTTGCGACGTTTGACGTAGAATGATTGTTTTCAACTATTTAATAAAAAATTTATTACATTTGTGCTGGTAAACTAAATTTGTAAGATATGATATTGCCGCAAATACAAGGCAGTATGTTGTTTCCGAGCGACAACATACCTGAGATTGATAAGCTGAAGCCTGAATTCGGATTGCGTTGTGCGCGAGCTTTATATTCTCGTTTTTGTGCGGGAGGAGCTTATTTCACTTACACCCAATTACCAGAAATGCAGGAGACCAGAAACTACGGAGCTGGTAATCAATCTCAAGAAAAATACAAAAATTGGTTTACTAATGGGTCTCCTATAGGAAATAAGGGTATCGGTCAAGGAGACGGTTCGGCCACTACAAAAGGAATGAGTAAGGCGCAGAGAAAAGCAATGGCAAATATTAGCTATGACATTTTCTCTCCTATGCGAAAACTATCGAATGTTCTTCTATCAATTCTTGCAGATAACGATTATAAACTTGACTGTGTTTCTCTTGATAAAAATATCATCAATAAAAAGAAGCGTAACAAGTATGATGTCTATGCTAAGGCAAATTTTACGAATCCCTTAATGAGGGAATTGGGTTTGCCTGAGTATAAATTACCATTTTTCCCTAAAGACGAAACAATGCTTGATATGGCTGATCGTCTTGGTTTTTTTAAAACTAAATATGAAGTTGCATTAGAAAAACTGGCCGAATCTGGATTTCGTTCTTCTAATTGGGCAGGTCTTCGTATGGACCTTAATAGGGACGCTATTGACTTTCACTTTCGTGCGGCCAAGATTTATAACGATCCAATTACCGGACAGGTGAAGTTCCATTATGTGGATCCAGCTCGTATGGTTATGCTTTGGAATGAAGACAACCAAGAAGAGCCTGTAGCGATTGGTCATATTGAATC